TAAAGGGCATCAAAAGCCACAAGCGGTTACTGAAACCAGATCAGATCGACGGTCACTTACCCCTGTTTGATTGAGGCTTGCAATCGGTCTGATGATATGTTATTGTTATGTTGTCGGTTATGGAGTGCCGTCCATGATCGGGCGTTAACAACATAACTGGCATTAAAACCTATAATCACGGGGCGGCACACCCTTGATTATGGGTTTTTTATTTGAAAGGTACAATTATGGCTGATAAAAAATCATTTGTGATATATGATAATTGGTCACGGCTGTTTTGCGGTTTGCCCGATGAAACGGCTGGAAAACTTATAAAAGCGGTATGCGCATATAAATTGGGCGAGGGCGCAGAGGTTAACGACCCTGTTATTGCGGCAATATATGCTATGATATGTGAGCAATTAGATGCGGACGCTGACAAATACGCAGATATTTGCGAAAAGAGATCGCAGGCAAGAAAAAACAAAACACAACAAATGATAACAAATGATAACAAAAGTAAGCAAGTGTTATCAAGTGCGACTGATAATGATAATGTAAATGATACTGATAATGATAATGAGAATGATAATGAGAATGTAAAGGTTAATGATAATGTAAAACATAAATACGGGGAATATTCGCACGTCAAGTTAACCGATAAAGAACTCGATCAGTTGTTTAACGATTACGGCGAGGCAGAAACACACGACGCTATTAAATACCTTGATGAATATATCGAAATGAAAGGCTATAAAGCCAAAAGCCATTATTTATGTATGCGCAAGTGGGTATTTGATGCGGTCAAAGAACAAGGATACAAAAAACAGTATTCGGCGCAAAGCCAGCCACAATCGTTGTATGACAAATGGATGAACGCATAAAGGGGGTGTAAAATGAGCCGAGAGGAAACGAAAAAGTTTTTGCTGACTATCAATTCACTGTATGCAAACTTCAAACCCGATGATTTTACGCTTGCGGTTGATTCATGGTGCTGGGCATTGCAAGATTATACAGCAGAGCAGGCAATGGGCGCATTAAAAATCTACATGAAAACCAGCAACACGGGGTTTGCGCCGAGTGCATCGCAGATCATTGGCTGTATCAACAAACCAAAGGATAACGAGTATATATCCGAGGGCGAGGCGTGGGCAATGGTAAAGCGTGCAATACAAGACGGTAATTACCACAGCGCGGAAAGGTTTGAGGAATTGCCGCCGCTGGTACAAAAGGCGGTCGGTGGCGCAAATATGATACGTCAATGGGCAATGTCTGACACTGACGACGTTAACACCGTGATCGCTTCAAACTTTCAACGCAATTATCGAACACTTATTCAGCGACAACAGTTTGATGATAAAGTGCCGCCAGCACTTGCGGATGTGGTCAAGGGTGTAACGCAAAAGATCACGGGGCAAATTGAAGAAAATAGTTGACATTATAAATTGATATGTTTATTATATATAAGGGGAGTACAAATGTTAATCAAGGCAACGCAGGCGGTATGCAGGCAATGTAAATACCGTATGAAATCAAACAGCGGTTACGGATATATGTGTAATTACGCGGCGATAACGGGGCATTTAAGGGCGTTTGACGATAAAGGGCAGATCAGATTGCCGCAAGGATATTGTGATTGTTATAGCCGAGGAAAGCCGACAAGAACAGGCTGGACTTCGGACGACAATACATTTGTATGGCAGGAAAGGAGGGAAAATGAGTGATCGCAAAAAGCCATATGTGGTATCGCAAAAAGACGGTATCTATTATTGCCATATGCGTGGATACAGCAATATTCCTGTATTTGGTAGCGTGGGCGATAAGAAAAAAGCACAAAGTATATGCAAGATTATGAATAGGAGTGTGGGAGCATGAAAGTGTATTATTTAGGGGTTGTAACAACATTTTTAGCCATTGCTGGTATGGCAGAGGCAATAACAGGGCGCGGCAATTACGGCGCGGCGGTTATATGGCTGATAATCGGATTGATCATGGCGTTAACGGGGTATGCGAAATGAGCGACACGATCATCAACGAAAAGGTCATAGAACGGGTCGATTTTATCGACAAAGAATTATTGTTAAACGGCGAGTGGGAACGCCAGCGCAACAACGGATACTGGGAAAAATGGAATATATCCGAATTAGATCGGGAATCTTCTGTTATGGAAAAGCGCGAACTGATCGCAGTATGCCAGCAAGCCGTGAGGCGGTATCCGATGATGTATATGCAAGTGTTGGCGGAGTACATAGTTGAACTAATCAAACAGAGGAGAGTTAAAAACAATGAAAACAGTTAATATGTATAGCATAGGGGAACAGGTAATGATCAAAGCGCGTGTCGCTGATATATCAATCGAAAAAGGCAAGTTGCGGTACACGCTTAAAGACGAAAAGGCAAACAAGACATATGGCTGGACGTTTGCCGACAGCGATATAACGCCAGTTGAGGAGGGTGCGGATGAAAAGGATAATACAAGCGACGCTTGCGCTGATATTGACCGCAAGGCTGGGAACGATAACATATAACGATCATCGCGAAACATGGTACGATTTACCGATGCAACGGATTGTCGAACGTGCCGACAGTATATACGGGTTATCTGACGTTTACGCGGTCAGATCGGACGGCGTAAAGACATATAACGGATTTGTGATCGTTGCCGCAGACTGGGATTTACATCCGTTTGGGTCAATTATAGAAACGTCACGCGGTACGGGCATTGTACTGGATACGCACACAGCCGACAGATCGGTTGTTGATATAGCGACAGATTGGAAGGAGTGAGAAAATGCGAGAAAACATCGAATGGCTGATAGGGCAGTACACGGACACTATTGAAAGATTAGAGCGTGATGCACAGGAGCAATCAATAGGCTTGACGTACATAAAAGGTCAGATAGCAACATATAACCTGGTTGTGGGAGATTTACAGAGTATTTTGGATGAAAGCGAGGAATGATATGGACGATAATATTTTTGAAAATATGACAGACTTGGAAAGGGAACTTGCATTGGTATATATGATATTCAACAGAGATTTGATTATGCAAAAAGCAGAGCAGTGGACTAAAGAGGCAGAGGCGTTAGGAATGACATTAAAGGAATATCTTGAATCTATAAGCCCGCTTAAAGAAAGCGAGGATGAAGAATGACATATTACATTAACCCTATATGGTTTTATTTGATGAATGTATCAACAGGAATAAAGGTTTTTCTATGCGTTTTAGGTGGCTTCTCATTGGTATTTTCTGTAATTGCATTGATAACGTGGGTAAACGATTATGTTGATATAACGGATTTAGAGGATGACGAAAAGAAAATCTTTAAGATATACAAGAAAATCATAATAACAAGTATCATAGCATTGCTTATCGGTATTTTTGTTCCGTCAAAAGAAACCTGCATAGAAATGATGGTTGCTTCGCAGGTTACGCACGAAAATATAACGGCTACCAAAGAGGAAATCTATGAGATAGTTGATTATATCACAGACAAGGTAAAAGGAGCAGACGAATGAAAGATTATGAACAACGGGCAACAGCAATAATAATGAACACAATAGAGGGAGTTAAAGCACAGATACGCAAGGCTTATAACAAAGGCTACAAGGATGGGAAAGCAGATACACCTTTTACCGATACGGAAGAAGCAGAGGAAAAGGCATATAACAGAGGTCTTAACGATGCATGGAAAGCGGCAAAAAAGATACATGACGGACAGATATCGTATGAAGTATTTGGGCTAGATAAAACTGGTAATGGTCTTTCTTATGCAAGTCCGTTAAATTGGGGAGAAACCATAACAGCCCAAGAAGTTATAGCAAAAATTAAAGCGTATGAGGATAAGCAGAAGCAGGATGATTGGCGTGACATACCTAGTGATGAAATGACATTAGAGCAAGCAAGACGGGCGGTAAAGGAATTAAGAGCCGAAGTGCTGAAAGAAATGAGAGGTGCTGAAAATGACGAATGAAGAACGGAATATTGCAATAGCCGATATGAGAAGAATGAAAAACGAGTATATGAACGGCAGAAAAATAGATGAAGTTGCCGAGAGGAAATGTAAATCATTTGAAATGGCAATCAAGGCATTAGAGCAACAGCCGTGTGACAAATGTGTATATTCAACAAAAGATGGTTACTGTCAGTATGATGATATAACTGAAACAATACCGCCATTGAAACCGTACGGCATACTCATACCCGACAATGCGACTAATGGGGAGATAGCGCAGATGATATTCCCA